CAACATTCCCAAGGATTTTTCCCTTCAGAGTCTGTTCCCAACTTAATCTCAAGCTTCATCTTCTTGTGATTGCAGAAAGGACAGTGAAAGGCATAATTATCTCTTGCCCTTTTTTGACTCTTGCCTAGAACGTTTTCCAACGCCCCTAGTAATATTAAGTAATCTTGCATATAACTGTTTTACGTACGTACTGTAATATAGGAAAGTACTTTATAAAAGTCAAATATGTTTTGTTATACCTACCTTAAGTTCGCCTGTACCTTTAATTACTCTATGGTAAACTCCTTTAGGAATATTAATAAAAGTATTTTTCTCTAGAGTAATAGGTACTTCATCCTCAAGCTGAAATTGCCAGTCAGAGTCATTTAAAGCTTGAATCGTTCTGTTTTCTTTGTCTCTATGCCATACAAGTTCTTCCGGATCAACGGATGGAGAAAATGTACGAACTACAAAGTTCTCTTTTGTTTTTTCAGTAAACGGGAACATAATATGTTACCAAAACCCGGGGTAGTTTTTGCTTCCGCCTAAGGACTTCCAGTATCTATTGACACGGCAAGACCAGTATCCAGGTTTGGTTTTATCTTTTTTATCTTTGCAGTTATGTCTGTCGGCGAAAGCTTTCCTTCTGGCGGGATCGTCTAACTTGACGGCTAGGTTCTGTCCACCACCTTTAGCACCAAATTGCACTTTTACTACATTACCTTTATTGTTTTTTACATATACGTAAAATTTCTTAGAACCACCTCTTTTAGGTTTATTGAGGTCTACATCTTTACCTTGATATTCGGCTTCATTAAACATGGGAAGATCTAAAGGTACTTTATTTCCTTCAAACACTCCATATTCTCCAATATCTGTTTCAGAAATAAGTTCTACATCAGCCGGAATTAGTTCTATTTGCTTGCTTTCATACAATTTACGTGCCTCAGCAAATAAATCTATAAACGCCTTCGATGAATAACGATAAACGTTTTCATGTAATGCTAACCCATGTTTAAGGTGGTACTCAATACCGGGGGTAGAGTAAATAATATCGGTTAACTTAATCATTTAAAATCTCTAGAGTAGAATTTAGCAAGTATATTGTCGTTAATATACTCGTCATTATTTTCTAAAACTTCATATATAAATAGGTATTTGCACTCAAAGTAAGTAAGATGCTTCTTACTATTAACAAATTTAAGAATTTCTCTTCTAAAGTCCGACTCTTTACCATTTTTAACTAACTCTTTAATCTCTGTTTGAGATCCATAATAAGTTTTCCAGTCCGATTCTTTTACTATTTTCTTTCTAGAAGAAGGTCGGCCACCCATTCCTTTAGCTTTTCGTTCCTCTTTCAGTGCTTGTAATTCTCTCTTTCCTATTTTAACATTACGTTCAAAATAAAGCACTTTCTTTCCTATGTACTTTCTGTTTGAAGGTAAGTGAGTAACCAAGTATATGAATCCATATGTATCTTGAGGCATTTCCTCAATACTCTCAATAACCTTATCTTTAAATAACCACATTAAATATCAAATTTTACAACAAATGTCATATCGTTTGTTTTAGACTTAGGTATAGGCTGTCCTAATTTAGCTACTGCAACAAGTTCATGAGCATCATTATACAGTCCTACAGTAGTGATATAAGGACTAAATTCACTGCCGGTTACATTGTTAGCAGGCAATCCACCTGAGTATGAAATAGAACCTGATAAAGCGTCTTCAGGTTGGCAGGCGGAAGGATTAGTAGAAAATAAAAAATCTGAGGATAATGTCTTACAGTAGTTATTAGAGGTAAAAATAGGTTGGGTGGATTCAAAACTAGCTGTATAGATTGGCATACCTGTACTATTAAGTACCGAGTTGATACCGTCATCTGTAATAAGCACTAGCCCGTGTTTGTAGAGAATATCTCCGTAAAAATCCCTAGTACCGACTGTGCTAGTAAGGTATGCAGGAACTGTACCAGAGCCTGATAAAGCACCTTCTCCGTTATCTTGTAGCGTAAATTTATTTCCAGAATATATTGGAATTCCTTTACTTAATGCACCAGACGAGAGCGAACAATCTCCACTACTTATTCTACTTCCAAAAGCGTCTATTTCTATCCATGTATATCCATCAGAATAAAACCCAGCCGTGTTAGTATCATCAGTTAGTTCAGGATTATCAAATAAATCAATATTATTTTTCAATACTCTATTTTCACCGTAAACAGTTGAAGTACCGGAATTAGGATAATCTCCACAAGCACTTCCTCCATCAAGAGCACTAAATCCTAAGCTTTCAAACTTATAAGCTTGTACTCCTAAGTCTACTGTGAAAGTAAAAGAACCAGGTTTGATATGCGTACCTACTAAGTCTTTAGGTAGAGATACGATTGAAGCAGATGCTGGTAGAATGCGGGAGCCGGAGAATAGAGAAGTATCTAAATAATGTTCTAAAGAGCCTGAGGTTAATATCCCAGATTCTACATTAAAGTCGTTGTAATAGAGATGATTTATACTCCTATAGTTTAAAGCTTCATTATAGTTACTATCTGCTGGGAGTAAAGATCCGGTGTCTCTTACAGCAGCTTCTACAGTTATTCCATACTCACCGAATGAAGAACTATTAAACGTTCTATTTTTGTGGGCATTATAAACCGATATGAAACTATCTGTAGATCTTAATTTTTTAAAAGCGCTCATATTAATAAATATCAAATATCAAGTTTAATTGTAAACGTCATATCTGTATCGGTTGATTTAGGAATTGGTTGACCTAGTTTAGCTACTGCAATTAATTCTTGACTATCGTTGTAAAGTCCAATAGTAGTAACGTATGGTTTAAATTCACTGCCTGATATGTTGTCGGCTATGTTTCCAAATTCGTCTTTTAACGATGATGGATTAAGAGAGAAATTAAACTCCTCATCTCTTACTTTACAGGCATAGTTAGCAGTATAAATCGGGTTAGTACTTTTCCAACTTAAATCAGGTCTACCTAGATTACTAAAGTACTTAGCGAACTTTTCTTTAGTAAATATAGCCAATCCATGTGTATAAATCAAGTCGCCAACATAATCACCTTCGGATGCTCCTAAAAAGCCTGTTTCATTAGCTATAATTCTACCTTCTCCGTCCTCGATTATAGAACCAGTAGGTTTATTTTCTATGTACTCTCCGCCAGCTGGTATGGTTTCTAGAACGTATTCTCCTTCATCATACACATAACTATCATCTAGTTTACCGGAAGAGAAAGAACCAGGAAAAATTCCTGTACCTACTACGTTCCTATTTAAAGAAACTACACCAACTCTATTGTCTAAATTTCTAGAACCAGAATGATTAAGTGAAGATTGAAAATAATTTTCAAAAGAACCAGTTAAGAATAAACTACCCGAAGCATTGTTACTGTAATAAAGCTCTTGTACACTTCTGTAATACAGTAATTGTTCATAAGAAAAAGGTTGATACTTAAGTGATTGCTTAAAAGTATAACCGGGATAGACTACTGAACCGGATGTCCCAGGGTCAAAACTTACCTGATCGGCAACATTGTTACTGCCGGAAGTATAAAAAGACTTCTTAGCAAGATGAGATGTTATAAATACATCTCGCCGATCTAGTTTTTTGAAGGCACTCATTCATTAGTAATCTAACTTAATTCTTATTAGTGCTTCTTTTGTAGAGTTTTTAAGTAAAGGTCTAGATAATTTAGCTACAGCTAAAAGGTCCTGATTATCGTTATAGAGTCCAACAGTAGTAATATATGTTTCTGGGGAGTCAATAAGAACATCGTGTCTTAATTCACCTGAACCTGTTAGTATAGAAGGATTAGTACTGTAGTTAAACTCGCTATTACGAGCTCTAGCAAATATAAAATTAGAAGATACTGTCTCTTGAGAAGATAGTTTGAAACTACCGCCTGCTACTATGGCATTGAAAAGTTTTTTAGGATTTTCGTCATTCTCATCAGACCTGTTAACAGTACCTAACGCTATACCGCCATCAACTACTGCAGCATCTAAAGCTTCTTCGTTGAGCAATATTACGCCTATATCAGGAAGAAGTTTTCCGTAGCTACCAGAATTGGATACAGAAGCTGAGACATTAGCTTTGAGTTCGTAAACTCTACCGGCATCTGTAAAGGTTTGAGTAGTAGTTGAAGTAGATGTATCGGAAAGAATGATAGTATCTGAACCGTTGGTAAGAGTTAGTTCTAGACTACCGGGAAGGATCTTTTCTTTATATCTACCTCTATCAATAGAAAGTACGTAGAAGCTATCAGCTGTAAAGGTGTTATTACCGGAGCCAAAAATAAAATTCGAGTCTTCATCTCCTAATACCAGTGTCCTATACTGCCCGTAAACTGTATCAGAAGGTGATTTTCCAGCTACGGCGCTATTGAATAGTACTGTACCGGCACCATTTTTATTAGCATATCCAACTGTGAATTGAATTTCTTCTCCTGAACCAGAAGGGTCTTGGTTGAATACGTTTACGTAATAGTCTCCAGAAGTACTACTGTACTGGGTGGAGGAAGTATAAAAGGAAGAAAGAGTCGTTACATTACCGCTCCAAGCAGATGTAGTAACTGATTCTGCACTTATTAAAACGTCATCTGCGTCAAATCTTTTGTACGACATATCTCTTAGTTAGTTTTTGTAATTGTTACTGGAATTGAAACTCTTGCTCCAGAATCTCTTCGTATTACGGTTAATGTTGTCTGTAGGCTTGTTCT